GGAGGTCTTAACTCAACAGGTGAGAACGACATGCGTAATTATTATGATTTAGTTTCTGCTTATCGTAATGACGAGCTTGCCCCGCTTCTTGATTGGCTTATGAAGCTTATAACCTTACAGAAAACTTGGGAGGGTAAAAAGGAGGTAGAATGGAACTTCTGCAATCTTGTTGAACAAACACCTCTTGAAAATGCAGAGCTTAAGAAAAAGTATGCTGAAATTGATGCGATATATATTGATAGGGGAGCAATTGATGCAGGTGAGGCTTGGCAGGAAAGATTTGGTGGGGAGGAATTTAAGGAAGATATAGAACTTAAGAAACTAGAACCAGAAGAACAGGCGATAGATAAAGAAACAGAAGCAATGATGAGCTCTATTTTAAAAAAAGAACAGAATGCTAATCAAGAAACAGCAAAGCAGGATAGAAAAGACAAACAAGAACAAGAGGCTATAAGGAGTCTTCAAGAACTGGTAAATAAGTTATAAAAAAACGCAATCATCCCTTGACATACTAAATCAAATATAATATACTTAAGTTCATAAGAGGTAAAGAATTATGAACTTTTTTGAATTTAATAAACAGTTTCCTACTGAACTTGATTGTATAAAGTATTTTATCACAATTAGGTACAATAATAAACCTGTTTGTAGACATTGCGGTAATGATAATATCTATCACAGAGCAGATTATCCTAGAATATTTGATTGTCCTGCTTGCCATAATTGTTTCTCAATCTTCAAGGGAACAATATTTGAAAAATCTGATACTGACTTAAGAAAATGGTTTTACGCTATTCATCTATTTTTAAACAGCAAGAAAGGTATATCAGGCTATCAACTAAAAAGAGAGATCGGCGTTACCTATAAAACGGCTTGGAGGATGCTTAAGCAAATCAGGCTTGCTATGGGTAATATTGAGAATCAACAGTTTTTAGGTACTCTAATAGAAGTAGACGAAACTTATGTAGGCGGTAAACCTAGAAAGAACAATAACAGAGATGATGATGACAATGATAACTTACCGCCAGTAAACAAAAGGGGTCGTGGTACTAAAAAGAACGTTGTTGTCGGTTGTATTGATAGGGTCAATAAGTCTGTTTTTGCTAGAGTGATGATTAAAAACAACGAGGGCAAGAAATTAACAGGTAAGCAACTATTGGATGTACTCAATCAAGTTATAACTCAAGATAGCATAATTATTAGCGATGAATTTAAGGGGTATAATATCCTCGGTAAGAAAACAAGCCATATACATTTAAGAGTAGACCATACTAAAGAGTACGTAAGCAAAGGTAACATTCACACCAACAATATGGAGAACTTTTGGGGAACTCTAAAGCGTGGGATACTCGGTATCTATCACCACGTATCGGCTAAACATCTTCAAAAGTATGTTGATGAGTTTGCGTTCAGGTACAACAACAAGAATATGGATTGTATGTTTAATCTACTAGTCAAACAAACTATTTTATAGAATTCATTTTTTCTTTTAAGATAGCGTCAATATTCTTAGATTTTTTTCTAGAATAATATATTCCTGAACAAAAAGCTATCACAGTAAAAAATAACGTGTATCCATGTATTTGCAGATTAAATGTTCCATCCATAAACATTTTTATTATAATACCTATTCCGATAGTTCCTATTTTATCAAACCAAAAAGTAAATGTTCCAAAAATATCATTTTTCATAATTATAAGTTGTAATTCTGCTTTGTGCATTTGAATATAATGTTTATGAACTATTTCATGTTTTATATGGCTTTCGCCTATTAATTCACTCATTATTTAACCCCACTAGTAATTCCAGCTTCGGGGTATTTTTTTTGAAGAAAAATTAATGTTTCTTTTTTTATTTCTTCTATTTCTTCTTTAGAAATTTTTATAGATGGATTATTGCTTACTATTTTATCTAAAATTCTTTCAAGAATAGAGATGCGATATTCATTATCTAATCCTTGACTAAATAGATCAACTCCTGCTATTTTAATACTCATAACACTCTCTTTGATTTATAATAATTCAACACTATTAATATAAAAGAGAGTGTATCTTCAGTCAATACTAAGGGTTTACCTACTAACTAAACAGGCGATTTTATAAAAAGGATTTTACTTGATGGTAGCACGTCTTTTCCTGTAACTGTTACCTCTATCTCTTTTTTATCTCCCGTAAGATAAAAGACAAAATACCCAACAGCTCCAGGATTTAAATTACAATATTTAGACTTGGTTTCTTCATTGATAGAATATCTATTATTAAACATAACAGATACTTGTTCTATAGGTTTTCTTCCATTGTTTTGTATAGGTATTGTATAAGGTGTCTCAATAGACATCGTTTTCCCGCAAGACTCACAAAATCTCATCTCAGCAAGAGAACCATGTTGTCCTAGTAAAATTTTAAAAGGAGATTTTTTAAGCTTATCGATGGCATTTAGCAATAAAATAAGAAAGTAACAAGTAAGAATAACTATAGGAATCCAATAAAATGACGGAATTGATTGAATTTGAGAGAGAATTATCATTATAGAAAACCCCTCCCCGAAAGCGGATAGCTTCCATATTTGTGTAAAAAGCCATTTAATAAATTGAGACTTGCACCAATCGTAAATTTCCTTGATAATTCTTTCCATTGAATCAGAATGTAATTTTTGATACGATTAATATCATCAATTATAACGTGCGTCAAGGGATTATTGCGATTTACTATTTCTTTTTCCATAATTCTATTTCTGCATTTCTTCTGTTCATCAAACCTTTGCTAATTCTTTTTTTTGTTTTAGGAATAGGCGGTTGCTGTTCCTTTTTGTGCGTAGTTTCTTCTATCTTAGGTGATGGCTTAGCAGGATAATTATTGCAACTACAGAGGCACAATAAACAGGTTATTATTGAAATTATTATGTTCTTCATGATACGTATACCCATTTTACTAGTTCTTCGTCTACTTCATCGTACAAACCTTGGTTAAGCTTTTTTAAAAGCGTGGACTGCTTAAAAGCTTTTACTCCAACATTAAAAACAAAGGATACTAAAGCATCAAACCTGTTTTGTGTTAACGGCACTACTACATATTTGTTAATAGCTTCCTCTGCAATTTCTATATCCTTTTTTAATAGTGCTTCTGCTTCTTCTTCAGTGATTACGTCAAATATTTCATGGTGTAGTATTACATGTCCGTAACCGATAGTTCGCTCTCCTCCAGGACAAATATATTCTTGGCTTCTGTAACCTTCGTATTTTTTTATTAGATCAATTCCTGTCTTATCTGTTTTCATATGGGGTAATATCAAAATTAATGCCAGTAACGTATTTTATCCATAATTCAGTTACTTGTTCCCACAAGTTATCTGCTCCAAATATCCAATGAGAAAAGAAGCCTCCTGCAACAAAAAAGCCAATATAAAATTCCTTTGTTGAAAGAACCGACAAGATCATATCTTTTAGTTTTTTAATCATATTTTCTATAAATTAATAGTTTCGTTACAAATCTGGGATACTTCATTAAGCTTATGGCGATTGAATTTTACTGCCAACAGGCAACCAGCTTCATATTTGCTAAAGTTCTTATTTAAGTATCTCTCGGTTAGCCACTTTCTCTGTTTTTCTGATGGTTCTTCTTTTAACCATTTTTTGCTTTTAAAACAGTTATCACTTGTTTCATTTAGGTTCATAAAATCGTTTGCAGCAGCTAAAGCTTGTTCTTTTGCTGTGTGATTACATAAGAGCTTAACTTCTTTTACTTTCTTTGTATCCTTATCGTATAACGTGCCAAGAGCTATATAATTTTTATTTTCACATTTTTTGACAACCACCATTGCGTTGAAGCTATTAGCTACTTTTAATCTGGAATTTACATCAACATACCAGAAATTAGATTGTTTAAGTAAATCAACTTCAGTCATTACAAAATCATCAATGACCAGTTTTTCATCATCTAACAATGATGCAGTAAACAAAGCATCACCACAAAGCTCACAATATTTGGCACTTGGCGGATTGGGATAATCACATCTATTGCAGATTTTATTTTCTCTTTCTGTCTCTAAGTCTTTTTTCTTCCGTGCAGTATTGATATCCTGCTCTAAAGAGCCATGGGTTAATACTGATGTCCCGAAATCAAGTACTATACAATCCTGTTTCTGTACTCGTGGATAAATATTATGGTCTACAGTTCTCAAGCCCCTCCCAACCATCTGTATCATTGTTCCCTTAAAAGAACATGGGCGAAGCAATACTACGCAGGATATAGGTTGATAGTCCCAACCTTCCGTTAATACTGCTACGTTGACAATAACCTGTATTACATCATTATCCATCTGTTTGAATATCGCTTGGCGTTCTTCTTTATTTAGTTCGCCTGTGATTAGAGCTGCTTTTATTCCAGCTTCCCTAAAAGCAATAGTAACGTTTTGTGCATGACTGATAGTAGAACAGAAAACGACTGTCTTTCTATCACCAGCATATTTTTGCCATTCTTCTACTACCTTTTGATTTGAAGCAACACAATCCATCAACTCGGCTACTTCATCCATATCGTATTCTACACCTGCTTTTCTTAAATTAAAAAGTTCCTTTTGTATGCCAAGGTCTATAATGAAAGTACGAGGCGGAACAAGATAACCATATTTAATTAGTTCTTGCAGTTTTATTACATGGCAAATATTACCGAATACCTTTTTTAAAAGTCCCTTATCATTACGAATAGGCGTTGCCGTTACTCCAAAGAGTAAAAGATCAGGATTGCGATCTCTAAATTCTTCTATGATTTTTTGATAAGTAGAAGCTGTTGCATGGTGAGCTTCATCAATAACTAAAAAATCAATTTTAGGGGCTTCTGTGATGTTCTTTTCTAGCGATAGGGTTTGCACCATAGCAAAGATAACTTGCCCATCCCAGCACTTCGTAGAGCTGTCAACTATGCTAGTTGATATATTAGGATTAACTCTTTTAAATTTCTCTTCGTTTTGAAAGGTTAACTCGTCTCTATGGGCAAGCACGCAAGTTTTTAAATTGCTATTAGCAAGCATCCGCCCTATTACAGCAGATAGAACGACAGTCTTTCCAAATCCTGTAGGACCGATCCCTAGCGTGCTTCTATGGGTATTTAATGCTTGGATTGCGTCTTTTACAAACAGTTCTTGATTGGTGCGTAGTAACATTATTTATATTTAGTTAATAATGGAGTGCAAAGCTGGAATCGAACCAGCGAATAGAGGGGTTGCAATCCTCGGCCTTCCCACTTGGCTATTTGCACTTAATTAATATTATGATTCCTCAAAGTATCCGTTTTCTTCTAAAATCTCTCTTGCATGTTTTTTAACAAAGTTAATATAATTTTGAACACATAACCATCCATGAAAAGGGTGATTTTTATATTCCATTGCAATCCCAAGAAGTGAATTTATAAAATTTTTTATTTCAAAATCAGTTAGCTCCCTTCCATTAAGATTTGTAAATATTTTAGGGGTAATTGATTCATCGCTCAACATTGCAACAAAAAATTTGTATTCTTTTAATAAATTGTATTCTTTTAATTCAAGTAAATAAGATAAAAACTCATCTATTTTCTCTTTTGAATTTATGTTGTCTTTACTCATATTTTATAAATATCTTTTAATGTTTTGTATTCTTTCTTCAATCGTGTTTTATATATAGCGTTAGGCATTTTTATGTCATCCTCTATTACTTTCTCAAGGTTTTTATATTTTGTCTTTTGTAAAGGCTCAGTCAATCTTGCTACCCAGTGTAAAAGCTTTATGTACTCAAGATAGCAACGATAGACAAAAAACAAGAGTAAAAAGGTAATAAATACTAGTAAATCAAACATGTTTTTTTTAATGTCTATTTCCAGACAAATTATTCATACTTATTTTTTACAAAATCAATACATGCCTTAAGCTCTGAAATACCAAGATCGCTTATATTGTCTACATGTGCTTTATCTAGCCATTTTGCAGTTGTTTCAGTCGGAATGTTATTTGATAGTATTAACGTTCTTAGTTCGTTGACAAGTGCCTTTTTCTGTTCTTCTTCTGGATACCCATCATAAATAATTCCATTATCAGCAGCGTTGTAATCTGGCTCTGCAAGTTCTTCTTTTGTTTCGAGATAAGATTTCAACATATCAGTTTTACTTAAATGTTGAGATGGTTGCTCTTCCTCTACTGTTTTTATGTACATGTCTTCTATTTCCTCAACCATGTGCATACCATTTAATACTTCTGGCACATGAGTTCTAATAAGAAATATAGCGGCTCTATAGCGAAGCATCAGCTCTGGCAATGTCTTATACTTCTTGTTCTCAGTCCAACCTTCTGCAATAGCTTCTCTCATTGCGATAGTGTAAGATATTTCTTCACCTGTATTCTTTACTTTAGCGTAAGCAGTAACTTTTAAATCATCACCGCTGCCCTCTAGCTTATAACGTATTCCAGAGTCAAATATTCCGCTGGAATTGGCAAGTGATATAGCAAATGTGCTATTCATGCCAAGCTTACCTTTTACAACGTAAGTATTCTGCATTATCAGCATCGGGTCTAGATTCATTCTATAAGCAGTTTGTACAGCTATAAAAGTATTTTCTGGTTTGCCTCTATAGTGAGCTGGCACTATGTCGGACTTTGCAAAAATATTGGCAAATTTATAGGCCTTGTCCATTACGTCAAACATGTCGTTGGAAGTGTTTGTCGTCGTTATTATGTTACTCATGTTTCTACTCCTTATATTTTAAGTTTTTAATTTGTTAATTTGGTAGTACTAGGGCCAAACTACCTAGATTTATGGAAGCTAATAACCTACAACCCTATATAAATCAAGATATACAAGAGGAGGCCAAACTAGTAGAATACTTTATTTTGTTTTATTATATTCATAAGCTTTTAACATGCCTTCTATCAATCCCTTTGCTACTTCAATGTTTTTTTCTTCTATTGGTTTTGAATTTGCATTTCCTTGATAAAAACCTGAACCTGTAGCAAGTTTTTTTACAATATCTAATTCTTTAATATTCATTATTTTTCTCCCTTTTATTATTTTTTGTTACAGCTTCGACTGCCTCACAAACGATGGCGCTAATACGGGCAAATGCGTTATTCATCCAATTTTGAAATTTGTTCAATGTATTTTTTCTCTAAGAAACAGTTAATTATTTCATCTCCATAGTTAATAGTTAACCAATCTTTTAATGTATATATGTAATTTATACCATAGTCTGGCTGCTCTAATAACCAAGGAAATATTTTTTTAAGAAAATTTTGTTCTACAAAATTCTCATTTTTAACTAATAAAAGTATAGCTTTTAATCCATATTCTCTATATTCTAATAAAATTCTTAATTGTTTTTTTATTTCTTCAAAACGAACCCTAAGAGTACTTTTTTTACGTTTTTCAGTGACAATTTTTTCCAAATCGGAGAATGCATCAAATGCATCTTTAAGTTTTTCTTCAACATTATAAATGCACCATCCATCTAATAATTCAGGGGTGATATGTTCTAAAGTCAAGCTGTTACCTTTTAAAATTCCGTCTTCACTAACAGAAGAAAAAATAACAATATCATCATCCATTTTATATTTAGGATGATAGACTTTTTGTTGTGCTTGTTTTACTACCTCAATAGCTTCAATTATGTTCATTCTATTGCTCCTTTCTAATCTTTCATTTTTAAGTAAAAGCCTATTATTGTTCCTATAAAAGCTACTAACAATATAATCCCATGCCCTAGCATTAATAACTCTAACTCACCCATAATTAACACCCTCTAGAATTTGCATTATAGAACTCAATACGCAGGAATCTCTGCTCTCTAGCTGATGTCTCGTGTAACTTCTCACCTATTGCATGTCTTAAGCCTTGTGGATCATAGCTGCCGTAGTTAAAATCATCTACGCCAAGATTAATAGCTTTCTCAACAAGCTGTCTGTATTCTCTATCTGCCTGTATCTTTAGTGCCGCCTTTAAATTATCCATATTATTTATTAATGTTTTTAGACTCATTTTACTCCTCATAATCATTTGTACACTTTTATAGTACCAGACTAAGAGAGTAAAATCAACTGGTGTTTGAATTTTTAGAATTATTTTTTAGCTCTGTGGCATTTCTGCTTGTTATATAAAAATAGCTACAGAAATACTAAATATTGTTACCAATATTAAAATTCTCTCTATTACCAATTTAATCTTTGGCAATTTATTAAGCAAATCCTTATCATACATACCTAAACAGACGCCAACGTAAGAAAGCATAGTAAATATCTGAATCAGGATGATTAAAAATAACAAGTTCATATTGATTATTCTAATTATTTAGTTATTATGGCTTTGACTTAAGTGAGATAGATAACAAAACCTTTTATCCCCATCTAAGTCTCTAATTTGCAGTGTGTTTCTTCAGTAAAAATGTCCTACTTCCATTTTTTTTCTTTAAGTAATTATTATATAATTCTGGCATTTCCAGTTTTAGTTTTTCTGTATCAAGTATCATGCTATCCTTGTTTTTTTTCCAAGTAATAAGTGGTTTTAAATCGTGCTCGCTAACTAGAATATCACTGTCTTTCATAAATTCCTTAATAGAAAATTCGCAGCTTTCCATCTCAGTCTCAATGCTCTTCTTCTGTGCTTTAAGGTTATTTAATTGCTCTACTTTCTTTTCTATATAGTTGCTTGCGTAAACGCTTTTTTCTGATGAGTTAGGATATAATTTATCAAGGTCGCTAACTACCACTGGAGCAGGAGGGATATCTTTCTCAATGTGATTTTGCCAAAATTCCACTCCTTTTTTTAGTAAAATTGCTTCTAGGTCTTTATCTTTTCTATAAGTATAAATTCTAAAATTTTGTCCACCTATCAAAACGGCTATATCAACTTTCTCAACATCAGTTAACATACTATACCAAGCTACTTGTGTGAGATAGTAGAGGGGGATATCATCTGTCAGCTCTTCTTTTCCCCAGTCATTTCTCATCATGAAGCCGCTGGTTTTACATTCTAGTATATGCCTTGTACCAGAAGCTACATCATACGCCCAGCGATCAATATTACCAGCAATAAAAGGGTATTCAGGATGGACTATAAGCCCTTCGTGTTTTTCTACTTTTAAACCTGTTTTATCGCTATATGCACAAGCAACTGCGTCTTCAAGATAATGTCCCCACATAATAGCAGCATCATTTTTCTGCTCTATGCTATCGCTTTTTTTTGACAAATAAACATCAACAGCAGTCGCAAATTTACTATAACCAAGAATCGCAGCAATATCACTGCCACCGATGTATTTTTTACGTTCCTTAAGCCAGTCTTCTCTGTTTTTCATTTTAGAGTCTCACTTTTACATTTATTTAAAAATTCACCATGATATTTCTCTTTCTCTTCTAAATAAAATCTTTCAGCGTCTTCTTTTTTATTGTAGCGACCTATGTATATAATTCTTTGGTTTTTTGTAATTTGAGCTACATATTTATTACTCTTTTTATTAAAATACACCCCTTTAACACCTGTTTTATTGTGTGAAGGTATTCTTCTCCTGTAAGTTATTTCACTTTTATTCGCTTCTAACAAATTTTCTATTCTTGTATTCAAAGTATTCTTATCCTTGAATGTTACGCATTCAGGTAAATATCCATAAAACATTAAAAATATTAATCTTGATAATAAATAAAACTGTTTATTATAATAAATTCTTATGTAAGGTGCTTGATATCTACCTTGATAAGCTAAACTGCCTGCTTTACAACCTTTTCTTACTTTTTTACTAACATTAATTTTCCAATAAAGATAGCCGTCTCTGTACTCAAACAATTCGTTAACATCTTCTTTTGTTAAAATGGATTCTACTGCTCTATTTCTCATGGCCAAGCATCCTTAAACGAAAATAGTCGGAAAATGAATACTTGTCAGAATCAGAAGACGCATAACACTCAAGTGGAAATTCAATTTTATGTTTTTTTTCTAGAGAGTTCTTATACTTTTTCCAATTTTTAAAGTCCTTTCCATATTTTCTTCTTATTATCTGATGCTCTTGATTGTATTTCGCATCCCATTGCTTTAATTCTTCATATGCAATACTTTTTCTTTCTATCGCTTTATCGGCTTGAAATTTACATAACTTGTCAAAACTACGTGATTTATCTGTTTCCAGATAAAAAAGCTTTAAATATTCTTCGTGCAAAATAATTTTTCTTTGTTCATAAATATTCATATTTTACTCCTTGATTTATTTTTACTTCTCATCTTCTACAATGAACTTATACAAATCATTAACCTTATGTTTGATTTCTTCGTTAGAAAGTGTTGGATCGCTGGCTATTATCAACTCAACTAAATCAGCTCTTAGTTCTATCTTTTTTAAATCTGCTGACATATTATTAATTATTGATAGAACCAAAAAGACTACCATCAAGATTACAATTACAACAGAAGGAATAATAAAAGGTTCTAGTCTGATTTTCATTTCTTCCACTCCCCAAGATGATAATCAAGTAAATCCTGAAAATCATTAGTAACAAAGAAATTGCTATACCCTTCCTTTACAAACCAGTTCATTACATCTTCTCTGCTTAAGGTTGTATGCTTTAATACATCATCTATAAATTCTTCTACGCAATCATCCCTTGACGTTCAATAGATATTAAATTACACTTACCTTATAAACGAGGTAAAAATTTATAGATAGAATGCTGTATATCATTTTTAAAGTTTTCAAAATCTTTTTTGATATAATTTAATTTGCTAATTTTTTCTAAAAAACTCTTCATTTCTTCGTTTGTAAGCAAAGGTATCTTAATGTTACAAAGTTGTTCATAAGTTAAATTTGCTCTTACCGCACCATATTTTGTATCATACCTATTAATTACCTTTAAGTAGTATGGTGTTTTCAGAATATATAATAAATATTCTGAATTAAGAACGTTTTTAAACTGTGATTTAACTCTAAAAACAATATAAATCCCACTTACATAACCATTACTTAACTCTTCGGATACTAACCCTAAAGAACCAACATTAATTCTATGTGGATTATATGATAAATCACCAGTTTGAACTTGTTTATATTTTTGATTAATTGCTTCACCTTTTAAGGTTTCGTTATCAAAAATACCAATGCTATTGCTAATACCTAAAATCCTAAAATCTTCCGTTGGAAATTGCGAAGGTTCTGTTTTTTCATTTACCTCTTCTATATAATCACCAAGTCTTACAATATTACCCTTTAAGTCATTAAAAATATCAAAATAATCATAAATCCATAGACTGTAATTGTTTTTTATAATTTTACTTGACGGTACTATTACTGATTCTATTTCTTGAATAGTTTTTTTATTATTAAAAGCATCAAGAGTAGACGGTAAGTCATTTTCTTTGATTGGCTTTTTTCGTGAACCAAGTTCATGACCAACTTTATTAACTGCAAAGAAAAATGTATTTGAATGTTTTTTATTTTTTTCAAAATATACTATACTTGTTTTAGTGGGTGTATAAGGTTCAAATAACTTTCTAGGTAGAGATACAATGGAGATGTTTGATGAATTTTTAAAAATGTACTCTCTCACTTTACCAACATCACCATCATCAGAAACAAAATTTTCTTTCAAAAGTAAGCAACCTCTTCCGCCTTGTTTTAAAGATTCAAAACAATGTAAGGCGCAAATAGCATCTCCACTATCTGACTGAATAGGGTATAAATGACCGTATCTTGTTTTTTGTGAATATGGCGGATTAGTAATAACAATATCGTATTGCTCCTTTACAGAATCATCACCAAGAGTATCTTGCTTCTTTATATTGCTATGTCCATCACCAAATAATATCATATTCATTTTTGCAATTCGTGCATTTACAGTAATTTCCGAGCCGTAAATAGTTTTTTTTCTTAGAATATTTTGCATTTCTTCATTAAAAGAAGTCCTAATTTTTAAGTATCTAAATGCTTCAATTAAAAAGCCGCCAGTACCACAAAACGGATCATAGATGGTTTCACCGATTTTTGGATTAACCATGCTTATCATAGTTCTTACAATATTTCTGGGAGTAAAATATTCGCCTAAATCTTTAATTTTAATTCCTTGATAGGCGTTTTTTAAGAAATATTCAAAAGCATCGCCATTCACATCGCTATCAGATGCAGTAAGATTAAGTTTAGAAAGTTTACAAACAATTTCTTCAAAAATATCAGGTGAATTAATCGGAAAGGCTTCGCTAAAAATATCGCCGTACTTTTTATTAATTTTAACCCAAACAACATCTTTAACGTATTTATATAATTCATGACCTTTTTTCTGAGAAAACAAACTCCATTTTAGATATTCATCAAGTGTATTATCTTCCTTAGCCCATGAGTTCAAAGTAGAAATTTCATCAAGAATTTTTAAAAAAAGAATATCAGAAAATGCGCCAAACCTATCAAGTCCTGCTTGCAATCCATCCTCTCTTAGTAAGTTTGCGGTGCTTTTAAACACTTTGATAAGTTCGTCTCTTGAATGCTGAACAACATTTACAGCTGATAATATCTCAGAACCCTCGTTAATGAATCTTAGTGATGTACCATGGTTTATAAACTGTCTTACATCTTCACCATCTATTTTAAGATTACGACCATTGTATAAAAATTGGGTTTCTATATAGCTACCGTTATATGCAAAAATAAGGGGCGTACTTAGCGGTTTTGCATAGCATTCTAAGGCTTGGTTCATTGCAGATTGTATACTTTCGTTAGGTTTTTTAGCTTCTATTATAGCAATTGGAACATTACTATTCTCTTGATACAATACAAAATCAGGCTTTTTACCTCCTAGTAATTCTTGTTGCTTTTTAAGTTTAACTCTTTGTTGGAAAACATTACATTTTGGATCTTTTTCATCAACAATCCAACCAAGATTATTGAGTTGGACTAAAATATCATGCGTAACAGACGCTTCTAATCTTTTTGTATACATATCTATAAAACTCAACCCGCTAAAAGCGTAATAATAATGTCAGCAAGTCCCCACCCCGCTAAAAACATAATCACTATATAAAAAAATAAATTCTGTTTTGTCATTTTTAATCATGCTCTTTCTTTAAATATTTTTTCTCATGTTTATCCAGATAATATCCAATTGCTTCCCTAAAAAATGAAGCATTACTTCTTTTTTCAACAAAGCCATTCGCTTTAGACTCTGCATCAATAAAATCTTTTATTCTTTGCTGCATTTCTGGCATTATTTGAGTAAAAATATTTTTCGCTCCAGCTTTATTAGCCAAACGTGTTTTAAGCTTCATCAAGAATCCTCCTTGTTAGTTCTTCAACGTCAGTTAGAAATACGTTGCTGCTTGTGTAAGCCTTATTTGTTATTTCTCGTTGTATACGACTAGCAATACACTTTATTTCTTTAAGTTCCATATTTATTTTACTAATCCGTATTCTATTCCAAAATTATTACTATTCTTTTTTATTCCGCTGTGGAACTCAAAATAGTAAACAACTAATAATCCTACAACAATTGCAGTTATTATTAAAAATTTATCCTTCATATATTCCTCATATTATTTATTGGCTTTCTTCTGCATTCCAGTTAGCACCAGAAAATCCTACTTCATGGAAAAAATCAAAAAGTGGGGCAAGGTCTTGACCTACCGAAGTCGTTAATATATCAAGCATTTTCTCATCGTAATCCTCCTCCCTAATATAATCCATAACCTTTTGTTTTGTATCAAGATTAGCTTTAGATAAAAGCAACTTAAATACTTCCCCGTTTTTATGAGATACAGCTTCTGTTAGAGCGTTCCATTTTCCTCCATTCTTCATATCTTTACTCCGCTGTGAAACTTACATAAAAAGCTATTAGAATTACTAGCATCAAAAACAAGAAAACCATAATTACCTATCCAAAAATTCTAGAAAACCAAGATTGTTTTTCTCTATAAGAAATCTTTACGAGTTCTTTTAGAATATCCTTAATATCTTTCTCATTGCCTTTTATTTGCTCCTTAATCACTTCCAGTTCTTTTTGCAGGATGTTATCTAGTATGCCTTGGAACATATCGTTGGCTTTAGCTATTAGCTTTTCATCAATATCATTGTTTTTAGCACTTATTGTATTTCTGATATCTGCTAGCTCGTTTTCTAAAACGCTTTTTAGTACTTCTTGAGTAGTGTTATTAAACTTCTCAATTAAACCAGTAAATATTTCTTCTTGGTTTTTTTCTAGTTCGTTAATACGTGCTTCTTGGTTTTTATTAAATTTAGCCATAATATTGTATACCTGCATCTAATTTTAAAAATTCTATAAGATTATATTTTTTCATATTCTTGCTCCTCACTAATAACCAAGTAATACCAGACTAAAGAAGTATTGTCAAGTCGTATATATACAAAAAAGTTATTTTTTCTCTTTTTGTTGTATTCCTTTATGGAATAAGGCTTTGAGTAGGAACATGTGCTAGCACATGTAAATTATTGTTCTAGCACGAGTCTAGACTTTTTTAAATTCCAATAAGCTGATCGTTGAAATCCTTATATTGCCTTTCTGGAAATAACACCGAGACCTTGTCCTTGTATTTCTCTTTCATACGCTCGGCAAAAGAAATGCCAGCTTCATCATTATCGGCTAGAATTACTATCTCATTAAAACGAGACGGCAAATCAGGCAAATTCGTGCTGCTTAATGCCGCATAATAACTTCCTTCGTTGCCCAGCAGTAATTTGGCACTGTAAACCGATTCTACGCCTTCACCAACGTAAAGTCTGTTATTCTGCGTAAATTCCTCTATTGCTACATATCCGCCGCTTAAACGCCCTAGAATCTTGCGTACTGGGCTTATATCCCTCTTAAAAGTAAAATCATCGCTTAAATAAGTTCTTTGCAGACCTATAAAATTGCCAAACTTGTCCTCAATCTTGCTAATTAACGCAGGATAGAACAATTTATCATTGCCAATACTCGTGTATTGTAAATGCGGATGATAACGCAGAGCAGAAATCTTTAAAGGCACAGGCTTAGCCTGCTGCTTATCCAAATTCCACCTCTTTTTTAAATACAGCTTATCATCGCTCGTAAATACCGCCGTGTTCCATATTTCATTTAATTGCTTCTGTAAAGAAGCACTATTATCTATCTTAGGCTCTTCCTTAACTACAATTGGATTAGTATTGCTGTAATACTCAAGCTCTTTTAAGGCGTCTTTGAAGTCCAAGCCCCTTAAGTTAATCAGGAAGTCAAGACTATCGCCGTGTACGCCGCATGAAAAGCAATGATAGTATTGTCGAGTTACCGATAAGGACGGATTGCGGTCATCATGAAAAGGACATAAAGCTACACCCTTTTTAATATCAAGGTATTTTTTCAGGAACTCTCTTACATCTATCTTGTCCTTAATGTTTTTTAAATGATCCTTTAAGGAAAGGTTAGTACTATAAGTCTTCTTGAGGCTATTATTATAATTTGTCCCATTAATCGGTTTTTCCATTTTAGGAGTTTGTGGGCCAGTATTCTCAAGGGGGGTGTTGCCCTGATCTGGCGGGGGAGTAACAGGAGGTTCAAAAGAATATTTAGTTATTATTGTTTTATTACCCTTATGTTGTTCTTCTACAAAATACAGTTTCTCATTATTTACTAAATAATCAAGCACCTCATATATTCTTGGCATATCAATATTGCCGTTAGCTTTTCTTGGAAAGATACGAAGCTGGAGGCTTGCGAGTTCTCTAGCCGTCCATGGAGTCTTTGCATATTTTTTCCAAAAAGAATTACCAGCTTTAGTAATGTAATCAAATATTTCGTTAGCAAGGTCGGGAGTATCAAGACATATATCTCCTTCTACAAAAAGACTCTCTGCTTTTTTGGTAATCATCCTGACGTATTCTATGGCCTCTTCCATAGTTGAGGGCGAGATGCTGTTTTCTTCTTCGGCAAATATATCAAGCCCTGCATCAAATCTTTTAATAGCATGGAATATTAAAGATACTTTAGTTACAAATTCTGGATTTCTAGTTAAATATTCCTTGAACATAATATCTTTACAGGCATAGTTCCTTTCTATTATTTCATCTGAGTACTGACGATGTAGTCTACTTGCCTCTTGCGATCTTTTTATAAAAACAATAAACCCGTTATTCTCTTCTACTATGTCTGAGTTCTGTTCCGCTTTTTTCTTTTTACCTACATAAATTTGCCGATCAATAATGTTAAGCAGTAAATCCTTGAATTTATTATCAAACCCTTCATCAACTAGTTCCCTTTCTTTTCTTTGGCTTTTATCCTTTGGTAGAATATAAACATGCTGGAATCTTGATAAAATTCCCTCATGACGTTTTCTTTTTTTATAGGAGGCAATGATTTCATTAAAAGTACCAAGTGTAGTACATCCGCTTAAATTCATCACGGGATAGTGAATAATTGGGATTTTAGCGTCTTTTGTTTTTCTAAGTACCTCATGTGTTATACTGGGGTTATAAAGAGAATTATATGCTGTTTGATCTTCTTCCCTTCCTGCTTTTTTGAAGCTATCAAAAAAACCTCCTAGCTCATCCTTAAATAAAAACATATTGCCCCAGCTAACTTTAGCCGCATGTTCTTCTAAGGCTTCTCTCGTTGCATCGGGAACAAAAAATGATCTAGGTTCGTAATAAACTCCCTTAGGATAAGGGGTAGGCTTATAATCCAGTAATATATTAGGATTTTCTTTCTGTTTTTTCTTATGCTCTTCTTCTTCCTTTTTTCTGGTCTTTCTATGTATTTTGCTAAGCTTAGTCTTTAACATCTGTAGCTTTTCTACATATTTTATAATTCTCTTGGCGTAACTACTCTTACCTTGTCCAGTTTCGCCAAGTAATACTGAATATAAATTAGGATAGACTTCTTCTTCTTTTGACTGGATCAAGTTACCGAGTAAGCCTCCGATTATTGATACCGCAGAATGTACATAAGCATTAGGGTCGCTTTTGTACTCAGAATCTTTTACCAAGTCATCAGCAAAACTTTTTAGGAATTCGTTCATATTTTTACTTCAAATTCTTGTTTTCAAGTAATTGATTAATGCTAAAGATTTTATGCTGTGCATACTCTATTGCTGATTTTAGATTTTCTGCGGATATTAGACATGGTTTTAATGATGATAAAGATAAAACGTGAAAAATAAAGGCTATTTTTAAAACAAATTGAGGAGTATTTATAAGAAAATTGGAAATAATATGCTTCTTTTTAAGCTCCAATAAAGTATTTATTTGTGATTCATAATCAAAAAATAATTCGTATGCTTCTGGTGTAAGATTAAAAACATTACCTTTGCAATGTTCTATGGATTGTCTAATTAAAAGCTTTATCTCGTTTTGTGTCTTATGCTTTTTCTTGCATTCTTCTTCTGTAAGCTTTTCTAAAAAATAAGATGGTAATTTAAAATCCCATCTACAGTAGTTTAAAAAATAAAAATTTAGATTATTACATTCCTTACTTTTAAGCATTTTTTGAAAATTTAATGGATTGGCAGAACCTATAATATTTACACAGAAATTTTTTATAAAATATTGATCATTGTTGTAATAATAATCTCCGCCACTTATACCCTTCCTAAAAAAATCAAGACGAGTAACTGGTATTTTAGTAAAAAGCCTAGTCAAAATGCTGTCGGCATTTATATAAATATTCCCGTTATTTATTTTAGTATAATCTCTTAAGTGCTTTATTTTATCAAAAGAACCATAAATTGATAATAATTGACCTGTTTGTGTTTTATAAGGTTCTTCTGTTAAAGATAACTGGTTTTGCTGTATATAAGGGGTTCTGCCGTTGCCAGATGAAGAGATCAGTGCTGTTTGTAAGTTAGGATATATTAACGCTCGGTCTTTGATTTTTATTCTAATCGAGTTCCCTGTTGTAGCGGCTATGGAGCTAAAAAGAGCGGTTGTGTTTACTTCTTTGTCTTCAAAATGAAAAAAGGTTTTTAGGTAGTTTTGGAGTAAAGGAGGAAAATTATTGAAATTTAATGAATTTAAGGGCATATTATAATTACTTTTTTGATTTTAGCAGTATAAAAGCTGTGTTTTTCTTAATCAAGAGAAAAACAAAGTAATTTAAAAGAAAATTAAGTTACATACCGCAATAGGGCTTGCGGGTTATAGCCGCTTGGAACTTAAACATTCCAGCGGCTTTTTTGTTGCCTAATTTTCTTAATACCGCTGCCGCTGGTAAAACGCTGCTGCCGCTGGTAAAATTTACCAGCACCTGTTTTTTATACCTCTCAACCCCTTATAAAATAAGGCTTAGCTGCCGCTGGTGAATTGTCGTTTTTTAGAGCTGCCGCTGGTAAACTCACCAGCACCTGCTTCCCCTTGTAAAATAAGGCTTTGTAGGTGCTTTTTCCGCTGCCGCTGGTAAAATTCTATATACCCTTAGGTATTATTTATTATATATATATATATAAGAGGTATTTGCCTATAGATAATTACAGGTATTTTAGATTCTCACCAGCACCTGCGAAAAAGTATCCCCCAATCCCTTGTAAAATAAGCTTTTGCTGCCGCTGGTAAACTCACCAGCACCTGCTCTTATTTTTAGCTTTTTACCAACGCCTGCTTTCCCTTATTATATAAAGGTTTCTAGAGGGTAAAAGCTGCCGCTGGTAAAATTTACCAGCACCTGCTCTTATTTACCAGCACCACCAATAAAAAGCGTTTTTATAAAACTTTTTGCAAATAATGGTTGACTACTGTTATTTAGTCTGGTATTATACAAGTATAACAAAAAGGAGAAAATATATGAAATTCCCAGTAATCACTAAGCTAGAAGACGGCGATAAGATTGTCAGCATGTTACCTGTTTACAAATACAATGCCGATTCAGACCAAGATTTTAAAGAGCAGATTATAGAAGTCGCATTAAAGAATGCCGAGCATTATGCCGAGTGTTTAGAAAATTATGTAGATACAAACCAAGCCGAGAAGTCAATAGTTATCCAACTAAAGGCTATCATCAATTATTATTTGTCTGCGGCTAGAACAGCAGAAGAAAACCTTTGTTAAAAACAAGGAGCAAAAATTATGGCTATTGAAAAAATATATAAGGGAACAATTGAGGGGGCACTTCAATCTTTTGATGTAAAGATAATATGCGAAAAGGAAAAGAACGATTATAAGGATAAATATACCCAGTTAAGAGAAAATATAAAGCGGAATATGGAAGACCTTAAGATGATGTATGATTTATATGGAATAGATGAGGACTTATTCCGTTGGTTTACTGAGCATTTAAGACAGAAAATAAATAAAGACATAAGGCAATTAGCAAGACATAGTAACGAGTTACATTATTTATTAAATAATTAACGAAGTAATTTTAAAAAAAGTTATATATAAAGAAAGAGCAAAATCATGAGCAAATTACTTATAGTTCCAATTACTGGCAAAGCAATAATTGAAAATATTATAATATCAGATAAAAACCTCACTGAGAAACAAGCATATTTACTTACCGACATTTACAGCAGGACAGTAAATAGAATGGCGACTACACTTGCTCGCAGGTCTTTTTATGATTTAAACGATTTCACCTTTATTAATATAGATGATGAGTTAAGGGGTTATTCTTTGGAAATAGAAAGATGCAAGTCTGAGACTAGATTTGAATTAATTGATCGTTATATTGGTATTTTTACTGATAGCGAGAGCAAAGAAATATTAAGAATTATTGCGATAGTAGAAAAAGACAAACCAAAAAACAGGTGGTAAAAATGGGAAAAAAAGATGAATTTATTACAAAAGTAGATACTCATGTTGGTAGAAAGATTTACGAGTTACGTATTGCTTTTGGAATGACAAGAGATGCGATAGCTCAAAAAATAGGCGTTACTCATCAGCAGTTTGCTAAATATGAGAATGGCAGTAATAGACTTTCAATAGGTAGGCTTATTCTACTTGCTGGCATATTTGGTAAACCTCCAAGCTATTTTTATGAAGGGATAACAAAATATGTATTAACGCCAGAGGAAGAATCAAGACAGCGTTTAGCATTGGAATATTCCAAGAATTTTAAGGGCATTAAGAATGAGAGTATAAAAGAAACTATAAATAAACTTGTAGCTTTGCTAGGCAAATGCTCCTAGAAATTATCCAGTGGAATAAATTGCAATTCCTGATAAAATGTTTTTGTTTCTAAAAAATTAAAATTTATTAAAAATGAAAACAACAGTACTTTTAGTTATAATTTTTTTACTGATAGTTTTATCCAATATCATTTCTACTGCTGTAATAGTGCTTATGATTGAAAAACACTCGGTTCATCCTGTTTATAAAAGAGTTGAGGATGCGAGTTATACTTGTAATCCTTGGGACGCTTGTTAATGAATGTTATTGATTATCAAACAATTATAGCTTTAGACCTTGGCACTAATACTGGTTGGGCTATTAGAGAAAAACAGGGGGGTATAACTTCTGGAACTGTAAGCTTCAAGCAGCAGCGATTTGAGGGCGGCGGTATGGTCTTTCTTCGTTTTAAACGTTGGCTTACTGATTTGAAAGCAACGCTTGGTGATGTTGAAGCTATTTATTTTGAGGAAGTAAGAGCACATAAGGGAGTAGATGCTGCCCATAAATACGGCGGCTTTCTTGCCCATTTAACAGCTTGGTGTGAGCATCACCAGATAGCATACCAAGGCATCCCAGTTGGGACAATCAAACGACATATTACAGGTAAAGGGAACAGCTCTAAAGAACTTGTTATTGAATCTATCAAGAAGAAAGGATTTACGCCTATTGATGATAACGAAGCAGATAGCCTTGCTTTACTGGATTTTGTGCTACATGGTCAGATATTATAAAATACACATATGAAAAAGAAATTTATTACACGTAAAACTGTAAAAACTGAGAAAACCGAGTCAATTGATATAGTAAGAGAAGTTGTTGCTCCGACTAGTGAAAATTCACCTTTAGTTGCCAGCTCGCCTTTAAGATTTCTTAATTCTCCCCATCCTTTTACTACAGATGAAGAAACGCCTGCTAATTTTATACCTGTTGTGCGAGACGATGAAGAAAGCAGTGAAGGAAGTTATAAGGAAATAAAAATCACTCCACGGGAAGAGGACGGCATAAACGTTGGTTGGAATCTCAAAGGCGAGGCCTATGTAGTACGCACAGATGATTTTCAAGATGTGTCCTCTACGGATATTAGGGTAATAAGAGATGATAACGATAAGGTAATTAGCAGAAGTTCTAAAATAGAAGCTGTAAAAAAAATATTGCCAAGTGTTTTAGTAGCAACTGGCACAGGACTCGCTATGATGCCTATTTTCAATAAGATGGTTAAGAACTCTGAGCAGTTTGGTATTGATATCCACAACGATAAGTATTTGTTTAATAGCTCAACTGCCAATACTTTTATAGTAGCTTACTTTTCTTCATTTTCTAACATGTACAGCTTTATCAAGAAGCATCAGGAGCAATTAAGCCCAGAATCAAAGCATGTTTGCGTCTCAATAGGTAAAGCAGCGGCGTCTCTCTCAATTATGCTGCCTCTTGGATTACTTTGGAGCGTAGAGCTTAGCAATCAAAAAATAGCAGGTTCTTCTGGTTTTGATGAATTTATGGCATGGGCAACATTTACAACTGCACCGCTTGTAATTGATAGGATAGTAGACTCAGTCA